CTAACGCACCCGCCGCCCGGTCCACACCACCCGACCGACCAGGCGGATTGCGTTGAGGGGCAAATCGTCCCAGCTCCTGTAATGCGGATTGTCGCTGATCACCGACACGCGCCCCGGCCCCGGCGCGCGCGCGACGCGCTTCACCATCAGCACATCGTCCATCCGCAGCACATAGATGCCGTCGCGCAGCCGGCCCGCGGCGTCGCCGCCGTCGACCAGGATATCGTCGCCGTCGCTGAGCGTCGGGGCCATCGAATCGCCCTCGACGCGGATGATGCTGAGCGCGCGCGGGTCGGCGCCGAGGTCGCGGAGCCATTTGGGATCGAACGCGACCTGTCCCTCCACCGTTTCGCCGTCGACACTCGCCCCCGCGCCCGCCGAAGCACCGATCGCGAGCTTCGGCACCAGCACCATGTCGCCGCCGCGCGATCGCGTTGGCACCGCGACACGCGGCGCAGGGCCGCCGAGCAGCGCTTCCGACACGCCCAGATAGGCGGCGATGCGTGCGCGATCCTCCTCCGCCAGCCGGCGCGGCGAGCCACGCTTGATATATTGCTGGATATAGGCGGGGTTGCGCCCGATGCGCTGCGAGAGCTGCGCATAATCGACGCCCTTTTCGGTCAGCAGGCGGTCGAGCGTGGCGCGCGGGTCGAGATCGAAATCAGTCATGGGTCACCGGAAACTGGTCCTTCCTATTTCGCATATAGCGATAGGATTTTTCCTAGACAAGTAGGAAAATTGGCATCAGATAGGAAATATCCTATCGGATGAGTCGCCTTGGGAATGGGAAGAAAACAGGAGGAACTATGGAGCGAAACCTGCTGCACCGGATCGAGGCCTTTCTGGCCGAATCGCGGATGCCGCCGAGCGTTTTCGGTCGTGCCGCAGCGCACGATCCGCGGCTGGTGAGCGACCTGCGCGGAGGACGCGCGCCCGGTCGCAGCCTGATCTGCCGCGTGGAACATTTCATGAACAAATGGCGTGCCGACTTTCACGCGGGCCGTGTGATGAAGCGGGGCGACCAACGATTCCGTGTGACGCGCCATTAATTACCTTCGCGGGATATGCGGGGACATCGGGGCACAGCAGCGGGATGAGAGTGGCTGAAAAGTGGGATTTTCGCGACTTCGAAGTGGGACGGATAATTTTTGGCGCGCTCGCGCGTTTTGCTCCCGAAATCGGCCCTTCAACCGCCCTTAAAGCCGCAGAAATGCGTCCGCGCGTCAAAGTTATGCGGTTTTCGAACATTGACGCGAGGATTGGCTGATTTCTGCGGCTCTCGACCGCGCCAAATTTGTGGCGCGGTCGCCCGAACATTGACGCGAACATTGACGCGAGCTCAGCCGCCGCGGCCGCCCGAAATGATGAGCTCGGGGACGGCCTTCGCCTTGTCGTTTCCGCCGACCTGATAGGTGGTCCAAACCTCCTCAAAATCGAAGCCGGCGAAGATCTCGCGCACGTCCGGATGGTCGTTGAGACTGAGCAGGAAGCGCCCCCTGATCGACGCCAGCAGCTGGGCCATTTCCTCGAACTCGGGACGCCCGAAAAGCGGCTTGCCGTCGTCACCGACGTAGTCCTTCTCCGACCCGTAGTAGGGCGGATCGAGATAGAAGAGTGTGCCCGGACGGTCATAGCGGGCGATGAAGTCTGCCCAGGGCAGGCGTTCGATGACGACGGGGGCCAGGCGCTCATGCGCGGCCTCGAGCAGCGGTGCGAGCTTGGTGATGTCGAAGCGCGCGGCCGTCGTTGGCGAGACGCCGAAGGTTCGGCCGGACACCCTGCCGCCGAACGCATTCCGCTGGAGATAGAGGAAGCGCGCGGAGCGCTCCAGATCGGTCAGCGTGGTCGGATCGGTGCGGAGCAGCTGCTCGAAGCCGATGCGCGTCGTCAGCTGAAATCGAAGCATGTCCATGAACGCGACATAGTGCCGCTGCAGGATGCGAAAGAAGGTCGCGACATCGGCCGACCAGTCGTTGATCGCCTCCGCCTTCGGCCGATAGTCGCGGCGCAGAAAGATGCCGCCCATGCCGACGAACGGCTCGGCATAGGTGGTGTGCGGGATCGCGGCGATCCGCTGGACGATGACCTTCGCGAGGTTGCGCTTGCCACCGATATAGCCGGCGACGGGACGGGTGGGCGCGATGGGCAACAGCCCCGCGGCCGGAGTGAAAGACGGACTCGACACAGCTACCAATGTTCCCTATTCGTTCCCGCGTCCGGTCGGACAGGCGGGATGGTCCAGCTCCTCGATATCTAGAGCGGGACCGGTTGGGCCATGACGGCTGCTGTCCGTCGGATGAAGGGCGCGCCAACGCCCTTTCCCCCGCCTTCGACAGCGGGAATTGAGAATTAACGCCTGCGGTGCTATATGGGCCGGGCAACGGGCGCGACGCGGTGAATTCTTCCCTCCGTAGCGCGAGGCCACTGGCCATCGACCGTTCAGCAGGGGACAGGAAGTCCCTGCCGCTCGTTGCCCCATCCCTCATGACCGGCGATTATCCAGCACGATGTCGAGATTGCGCGTCTCGGGCGTGATGTTGCGCGGGCGGCTCTTGTGGAAGCTGACGATGATCGGGAGCGCGTCGCCGCTGTCCTGGCGAACAACGGCCTTCCAGATGCGCCCGGCCTCATCGGCGAAATAGACGAGCCGGCTGTCCCCCTGCTTCGCGATCACGATCGCGCGATCGATGATGTCGGGGAGCAGGCGATAGTCGCCGATCGTCAGTTCGGCGTGGCCCGCCGATATCTCCGGCGCCGCGCCGCTTTGCTTGCGATAGACGCCCGCGGGCATGACGACGATGCGCGAGTTCGATCCGATCAGCGCCCGGTGCGCGTCATCGATGATGGCGACCGGAAACACGCCCTCGGGCATCGCGGCGAACTGTTCGAACGCGGGATCGTTGACCAGCTCGCGGAGCGTCTGGCGGGCGAGCTGGTCGAGGCCGGCGTCGAGCGCCGACGCCAGCGACGCGGTCGCGCGATCGGCGACGACGCGAAGATGGGCGGTGCCGGGATTGTAGCCGAAGCCCGGCGCGATGCCTTCGGGCACTGAGACGATCTCGCCTGCGGCGGTGATGAAGTCGTGGCGCGGCGGATCGGGCGCCTCGCCGACCTTCCAGCCCATCCGCCGCATCCGGGCCTCGCTGACCTGTTCGACGCGGCAATTGCAGCCCCAGCCGTTCGGCGGGAAAAGCCACTGCCACGCGGGATGGTCGACCGGAAGGATCAGGCCGTGCCAGCTCTTGTGATTGAGGCGCGGGTGCTTGCGATAGTGGTCCGACAGGTAGCGGAGATAGGGGAATAGCGCCTTTTCACGCTGATATTTGCGCCAGCGGCCCGCCGCGATGCTCATCCGCACGTTGGTGCGGTAGATAGTACGTAGACGGCGATCGTTGACTACGACGGGTTCAGGCGTTCCGGTCAGCGCCTCGTTCTCCACGACGCCCCACCAGCCGTGCCTCTTCAGATCCGGCAGCAGATTGGCCTTCCACTGCTCGAAGGTGCCGCCGTTGCGGATGACGTCGTCGAGCGAGTTGCGGATCGAGACCAGGAGATCGAGCTTCGCGACCTTCGCCACGGTGAAGGCTGCGGCGTGCTCCTCCATCCATGTGTCGGTCCAATGCGTCGAGAAGAGATAGCCCGACCGCTCGGTCCAGGCGGCGACGATGTCGCCTGGGTCCATGTAAATCGTATCGGAGAGGATGGGGCGATCAGCCACAGGAGACCCCGGCGTTCACCCAATCCGCGCCGCGATCGGTCAGCTCCCAAAAATAGCTGTTAGGCACCGAATAGCGTTCCGACCGACGAACCATTCCTGATTTTTCCAACGACTGCAGTCGGCGCGTGACGCGGCGAAGATGTCGATCGGGAATGCCGAGCCGATCAGCAACGTGATAAGCGCGACCGCCGTTTCGCAATGCCCGCGCGATGGAGTAGTCGGTCGGGAATTCCGTTGCTCCGGCCATCACTGCCTCCGTTCGAACAGAAACCACACCGTGAAGTCGAGCGCCGCCTTCGCGACAAAACCGAGCAGGAAGGCGCGCACGAGGTCTGTTACGGAGAAGCATGTAGGGTCCATTACTGCCTCCGCTGGTTGGGCGCGTCGCCGCCCGCGATCATGTCGGCCATCGACTGCATCGCGCTGGCGTTCATGATGGCGACGGCTTCGAGCGCGAGTTCGGGCGTTGCAGCGCCGCGATGCAGGATCTTCGTGGCGGCGAAGCTGAGGGCCATCGCCGTCGTGATCTCGTCGAGGCCGAGGGACTTGGCTGCGGGAACGGTTTCGCGGACGAGAGCTTCGGCAAGTGCGCTCATGGCGACGGTCTCTTCTTGTGTCGGATGGCCCGTCATCACTCCACTCCTTTGTTCCGCGATGAAAAAGGCTTGGCGGTCTGCATCACACGCAGAGTTTCATCGCGAGCCGGGTTCGGCTGGTTCATGATGTTGGACGGGCAGTCGCAACGTGGGCTGTGCTGTGACCGCCCGCATTGGGGGCATTTCGGGTCCATCACTCCGCTCCCTCGGTAAGGGCGGCGCGTTGCTGTTCGACGCGGCGACGGTTCAACGTTGAGCGGATTGTGCAAAGCTTGGCGTGCAATCCTTGTCCGATACCCCAGTGGCTGCGCGAGTGTGATCGCTCGTTGATCTCGTCAATCAGCGCTATTGCTTCGTGAACTGCCATCCCGACGTCTCCGGAGAGGCCGTGCGATCCCTCCCCCGCATCGGCTTGCGATGGTCGTGAATGGGCGAGCATGGCTTCAAGCTCGGCGGGATCATCATAGGCATCTTGAGAGATCGCCCACTGCCGTTCGATCTCGGCATCACTCAACGGGAACGGCGCCTTGTTGCCGTTGCTGATCATCGCTTCGGCGTAGCAAGCGCCAAAGCCCATCTCGAAAAAGAACTGCGCGGGGCTGCGTTCGTCCACCTGCGTCACAATCGTTTCATCGGTCATGGTCATTCTCCATCGTCAGCATCGAGCGTGGCGGCGAGGCCTGCGGCCTCGAGGTCGGCGGCGATCGGGGCCTCGTCGCCGGGGGTGAGGCCGAGGGTGGCGAGCAGTTCCTCGGGCGAACGAGCGGCGCGAATAGCGCCGAGCATCGGTTCGGTGAGCGCGCGGACGGCGCGGTAGCCGTCCTCGGCGATCAGATCGTCGACCAGCTTGTCGGTGGCGCTGTCGGGGGCTTCGGCCTGCGTCTCGGCGAAGCTCGCCTCGCGGATCCGCGTCTGCCAATCCTCCTCGAGCGGCTCGAACATCTCGGGGCCGAAGCGCAGCTCGCCGCGGAACGGCGTCACCTTCGACAGGTCGACGTCGCCCTGCCAATAGGTGAAGGTGATGTGCGGCAGATAGTCGGGGTAATCCCAGCTGCAGCCGGCGTCGCGCATCTCGCGATTGCGCTGGTTGAGGTGGCCCGAGAAGAAGTGCAGCGCCACGGCGCCGTCGCTGCCGATGCGTTCGACCAGGCGCGGCCCGCCATAGGGTACGAGATGGTCGCTGGTGTCCGGTCCCCAGCCCCAGAAACCGCCCATCTTCATCCAGTTCACCGGGCGCCGCGAATACATCACGGTGGTGTGCAGATCCTTCGGGTCCATCAATCGGGTGAAGCCCTGCTCGCGCGCCCAGGCGAGCAGCTCGAGCGCGCTTTCCTCCTTCAGCGGCCGATGGACGTAAAGCGGGCGCGGATCGTCAGCCGCGAAGCTGATATTGCGGTCGTTGACGTTGGGATCGGCCTTTTCGGGCTGATCGTCCTCGCCGGCATCGGGATCGTCGACCTGGACGTCGTCGCCACCGGGGGCCGAGGTTTCCGATTTCGGCTTGCGGGCGTAGCCCTCGCCATAGGTGTCGTTGAAGCTCTCGTCGGTGCGCTGCCAGCCGAGCCGGTCGAGTACCTCGTCGGTTTGGGCGGTCTTTTGGACGTCCTCTTCCTCTTCGACCTGTCGCATGACGCGCGGCGCGGCGACGTCGGGGCCGAAATTCAGGTCGGTCCACCAACGCGCGACCTCGGCGAAGCTGTCGGAAAGAAGGTCGGAGTCGGACTTGACCACCTCCATCTTCACATCGGCATGGACCTCGCCCTGGCTGCGGCTCGATCCGTTGTCGGTGGTCATCGTCTGCGACAGGACGATCTTCGCGATCGCGGCGTCCATGTAGCGGACCATCGTGCCGTAATCGGCGGTGCCCGATCGCGCGGCCTCGAGCAGATCGACCGCCATGCCCTCGGGGATCGTGATGCCGCTGTCGGTCGAGATCGCGCCGAGCGCCTCGAGCAGGCGCTCCTGGTCAGCCTTCGGAGTGCCGGGGCGATATTTGCCGATGGCGGTCGGCGAACCGAACTTGTCGAGAAAGATATTCCAGAAGCGGATGCCGTTGCGCTTGAACAGCGTCGGCCAGTAGAGCCATTCGGCGAGGCCGCGGCCGTAGGGCTCGTCGTCGTTGGTACCGCCGACCTTGAACACCCAGAATTTGCGATCCGGCAAGATCTCGCCGAGGCCGCCGACCGATGTCAGCAGGCGCAAGCGACCCTGGACGTCATAGCGGAACCGGCGGGCGTGGCGGACCTTGATCGCGCCGATGTCGATCAGGCCGTCGCGGACCTCCCACATGATTTCTGCGACTGCAGGGCCGTAGAAGACCGCCCAGAGCATCTTGCCCGTGATGCGGTCCCAGCCGATGCGGTCGATCGTGTTGCTGAACGCCTCGGCCGCGGCGACAGATCGCGGGTCGGTTTCCTCGCCGGCCACGACGTCCCATGTCCGCGACACCACGGCGCCGCGGCGCTGCTGCATCGTCGAAAAGACCTGATCGTCCTGCAGGATGCGGTCGTAGATGCCCCAATCGACCGAGCCGGCGAGGCGCGGGTCTTTCGGTTCGCGCAGGCCAGTGATGAACGGCTGGGTGATGTCGCGGCCGTCGGCCGTCGTGGCGATCTCGCCCGCCAGATCGGCGGGTAGCGTCGTCTTGGCAGCGCGGGTGCGCGTGCCCCTGGGACCAGTCATAGCCCGTAACCTCCATCATTCTTGCGCGCGACGGTGCCGAAGCCGCGCTGGGTGAGTTCCATCTCGCCGCCCGTCGTCGCGCGGTTGCCGGAGCTGAGAAATTCGATGTCGCCGGGATCTTCGTTCGCGGCGGCGACGAGGTGCATTGCCGAGATCGCGGTATCGCCGTGGCGCTTCGCGATCTTGCCGTCCTCCTTGCTCGCGCGCGGCGAGTCGGGGATCTTCGGCACACCGCGCACCTGCTTGATCATCCGGATATCGTCGAGGACGCCCTCGTCGAACGGGAGGAGAAGGTTGCGGTCCTCGATGCCCGATTTGAGCAGCGGCATGTACTGCAGGTACGTCTTGTCGCTGGCCATCACCGCTTCGATGACATCGAAGCCGAACAGCATCTGCAGGGCTTCGGCGAGCGCCGAGCCGTTCCCGCGACCATCGACCTTGCCGCGCGCGAAGTGCGGCACGCGGTTGATCAGCCATTCGATGATGAACTGCTGATCCGAGAAGGGCACATTGCGCATCTCGAGCGTCAGGCGCGTTACGAGGCGCATGTATTCGTCATGCTGTCCGAACATGACGGGCGAGACGTCCCCGCTGCGCGCGAAATCCTGCCCCATGAAAGTGCGGCGTGTGGGATCGAAATTCGCGAGCCAGGGCTTGACCTCGGCCTCGAGGAATTCGAGCAGCCAGTCGCGACGGCGATCCTCGTGCCAGCGCTCGAACCCGTCGGGGCAGCGCAAGCGGACGACGGGCAAGTCCTTCGACATCGCCTCGAGGATCGTGGCGCGGGCGAGATAGGTACCCGACCCGCGCGACGGAATCACGTCCAGCTCTTCGTCCGCGGCCTCGAGATAGGATTTGCGGATGCCCGCTTCCCATGCCTGCTCGGCCTCCAGCGTCCATTCCTTGCCGTTGACCAGGCAGATGCGTTTGTAGAGGCCCGCGGCGATCGCGTCCTTCAGGGTGATGCGCTGGACGTAGCCGGCGCGCTTGCCCGCGCGGATCTCCTCGATCAGCGTATTGAAATAGTTATCGGTCCCGTCGTGGGTCGAAATCACGATGACCTGGCCGCCCCACATCAGGGCCGCGAGGATGGCCTTGATCAGCTGCTCGAGGTTGTCGTGAAAGGCCGCTTCATCGATGATGAAGATGCCCTGCTTGCCGCGCACCGATCGAGGGCTCGACGGGAGGGCTGCGACGGCCTTGCCTGAGGGGAAGTCCACGCGGAAAGCCTTCACCGACTTGCCCGCGTCGCCGTTGATCAGGAAGCCACCCTGCGCTTCGGTCACCACCTGATCGCGGCGATAATCGGCGTCCTTGGCGTCGACCAGGACATCGCCTTTGGCATCGAGGAAGCTGCCATCCTCGCGCTTCACGACGTAAGCGACATTTTCGTCCGGCAGCGACACGACGACATCGTCGAAGGCCTTTGCGAAATCGGCGCAATAGCCGATGAATTCGCGGGCCATGTCGAGGTTGTAGCCGATGTAATAGACGTTCTGCGGCGCACGCGCGGCCGAGGCGGCGAGATCAGCATAGGGCGCGAACGCATAAGACAAGCCGATGCGACGGGACTTCTCGACGATCAGCAGCTGATGCTCGTCGGCCAGGGCAAGGCTTTCCTGCTGGTATGGGAGCAGGACTTCGGGGGCGGCTACCTCCGACATTGGCGCATCCCCTTCCGGCGCTTGGTGTGGGGCAGGCAGCGGACGGTTGCGTCGGCGTCGAACCATTCGGCGGCGCCGGAGACGATGCGGTCGATCATCGAACAGCCGAGGGCGAGGCCCGAGCTGCCGTCGAAGCTGACAAAATCGAGGTGCGGCATCGCGTGGCCGGTGCGACGCGGGCGAAGGTGGTTCGAGATCCGCATCCGCCACTGGCGGCCCGCGGCGTCGCGCATTGTGAGGTAGAGGCTGGCCGAGATTTTCGCCCGGCTGCGCTCCAGCTTGTCGATCTTCAGCCCCTTCGCCTGGGCATGGTCGCGCAACGCATAGGCGAGCTTCCACGGCACGGGCGCAAATACGCCGTCCTCGGGCCGCCTGCCGGCTGCGCGCATATAGGCGCGCGGCGAGGCCGGCGCCGCCTTCACTTCGCCTTCATGCCGAGGATCTGGCGGCGGATGACGTCGATCTGCGCATCGCCGACGCCGGCATCCTTCGCGGCGGCCGCGGCGGCGTCGGCCGCCTTGTTGCGTTCGCTGGCGCGGATTTCGTCCTCGAACGCGCGCTTGTCGCGCATCGCCTTGATCACGCCGCCCAGCGACCGGACGAGCTTGGCGATCCGGTCGGGGCTGGCGGGCTCGTCCTCGTCGCCCATCGTGTCGAGCGCGCGCAGCACTTCGGATTGCGCGCGGTGGATCGCGATATCGATCAGCCCGGTGTCGACGCCATCGGGCAGGTGCTTGTGCATCGCCTGCCGGACGGCGCGGTCGCGGATGATCGTTTCGACCATCGGGCGGTAGCGGTTGGCATAGCGGCCGACGGCCGAGCGCGAGACGCCATATTCGGCGACCGCTTCATGGATATCGTCGATCGAGTGCTCGCCCTCGGCGATCAGCTTTTCGACGGCGGCCTGAAGCGCGGGATTTTTCTCGATCGAGGAGCGGGGCGCCATGTCATTCCCCCGTCTTGTGGGGGCTGACGCCTTCGTATCGCATCGTGCCCGCCGCAATCGCGCGCCCGAGCTTGGTCGAGGACACGACGGTGTAAGCGGGATATTTTTGCACCTTAAGCAGTTCCTTGGCGCCGAGCCAGTCGAATTCGTCGACGACGTCAGGCGCGCCGACGCGGTGGCCCAGCTCGTTGAGCAGAATGGTGACGTCGTCGTCGTTCACCTCGCCGCCGACATCGAGGACGAGGTCGAGGATCGCGCGCCGGATCAGCGGGCGGATTTTTTCGTGGAGCATCAGCGTGCTCCCTGCGGAAGCGCGAGTGCCTGGATCCACTGGCTCTGCGATTTCATGTGGCGTTCGATCGATTCGAAGCTGCCCTCCAGGCGGCTGAGGCGCTCGATCGCATTGCCGATCTTGTCGAGCACCTGTGCTCGGGTCGGTTCGCTGTCGATGTCGTTGTCGATCTGGCTTACGCGCTGCTCGAGCAGTTCGACCTTGGTCTCGAGAGTGGCGATCTTGACCTGCGCCTGGTTGAACGCGGCGACATCGGGGAACTTGGTCCGGAGCCAGAGAAGGCCGATCGCGAGGAGGACCGGCGTCATGACGACCGCGATCGGCCAGAGCGTTGAAATCCAACCAAAGACGGTAATCATGAAACCCCCAGATGCGGATGCAATCTGCGGCGCCTTTCAGGCGCCGCGCGTGGAGGTCACAGTGTCATGGGTGGCCGATGCGGGCCGGTGTCCGTCAGCGGACGGGGGGCGAAGAAAGTCCAGCAAGTTCGAGGAGTTCAGCCTCGGTGATATTGCGGCTGGCGCCGCCCGGCCATGTCGCGAGATAGACCAGGGGCTGGCCGGGGATCAAGCGTCGGCATGGTTCGACATAGATGCCGCGGCCGAGCAGAATCGCCGCGGCCTGATAGGTCGGATCGAGTATCTCCATCGCGTCCTGCGACAGGAAATCCCGGATCGCTTCGCCGCCATCGCGCGCCTTGAGGGCCGCCCACAGGCGGCGCGCAAGATACTTCACGATGATCGCGGGAGGGTCTTCCGCCGCCCGCACTGCCATTGAGCGCGCAAGCGCGATCGTTTCGGGGCGAGGCCGGCGCGTCACTGCGGATCAGCCGACGGGGCGAACATATCGAGCTGGCGCGGGTCGACGCGCGAGCGCTTCGGCACATAGGGTGCCGCTTCTTCGCCTTCGCTCGTCCCGTTGACGAGGTGGCTCAGATAGCTGCGCGACGTTTTGAGGATAGGCACGGCGTCGGCGATCGTCATCTTCTTTTCGCGGATCGCGGCGATGACGCCCGCCCGGCGCGCCTCGTCCAGGGCGGCGCGGCCGACCGGGACGCGCAGCACGTTGCCGCGTAGGCGGCCTCGTCGGGGAGATAGTGGCTCATGCAATCCTCCAGCAGCGGACGATCGAATTCGCGCGGTCGATCTGGGTCGAGAAATCGCGGCCGTTCTTGCGCTTCCACGACGCGGCGGCGCAGGAGATGCGGCGATAGGCCTTGTCGGTGTTGCCGTCGCTGGACAGTTCCCCGGTCAACGGGACGCTAAAGCTGTCGCCGACCTCCATTTCGCCGAAGGGATAGACGATCTTCCCGCTCATCTTGGGCGCGCGCGGCATGGGGATGCCGCGTTCGACGACGATGCTCATTTCGGTTCTCCATGGTTGCGGCGCGCCAGCTCGGCGCGCAGGTCGGCGGTCGGCACCTCGGCAAGCGAATGCGACGTGAGCGAGAGGCCACGGTGGCGGCCTTCCTTGCGGAACAACTTGCCCTCGCGGACGAGCGCATCGACGATGCGCGAGGTGGAGGATTTGCTCTTGTGGCCGAGGGCTTCGCGGATCTCGTCGTACGACGGGCCGACGCCCGTTATCTCGATCCGCTCGCGCACATAGTCGAGCACCTTCAACTGGTTGGGGGTCATGAAATCACCTCATATTCAGCGATGTCGAAAGGGGAGCCAGTCAGCGTCCAGCGGCAGCCGCCCCGCCCGTCGGCGGGCCATCCGGGTGCGGCGCCAGGCACGTCGGTGGCCATCGATCCGTCGGCCAGACGCACGCGGACGCGCTTGCCTTCGGCCTCCTCGGGGCAATGGCCGGGGTTCGGCTTCACAGCGCGAACTGCGGTTCGACGTCGACGACGGCGGGTTCGGCGCCCTTGATCGCGCGCGCGATCGCGAGGATCAGTGGCAGGAGCTGGCGAAACTCGCCGTCGGTACCGAGGCGCAATTTGCCGCGGTTGTAGGAACATATGATGGCCGCATGGTTGCGGCCGCCGAGGTCGCGAGCGATCGCCGACCAGTTCTTTTCGAACACGTCGACCGCGGCGACGACGATCGCATCGCGAAGCGTGACGGCCCAGGGCGCACGCCCCGGCCCCACGAGGATCGCGGGGTCGGTGCCGCCGATCTCGGCCGCCGCCGCCACCAGCTGGGGCATCCAGCGATGGAAGCGGTGGACGCGAAGCGTTACGGCTTCGGTTACTGTCGCCTCGCGCACAGCGCCTCTCCCAGCTTGGCGGCGTCGACGGCGCCGCGCGCGATCGACGGCAGGTGGTCGGCGAGCAGGCCGCAGAACTCCTCGGCGCTCGCCTGATCGAGGCGGGCAACCATCACGCGGTTTCCGCCATGCTCGGCGATGGTGAAGCACAGCTGGCCGTCGATCACGGCGATGCCGAAGCTGCCCTGATTGTCGCCGTGGAATACGGCGGTCATCGTGGTGCGGGCGGGGACGGTGAGGAAACTGCTCACAGCGTGAACCTCCCGGCCTGATCCGCCCCGACGGGCGATTTCACCTGCGGATTGCTGGCCATTTCGGTAAGGAACTGCGCGATGCCGTCGGCGTTGACGAAGGTGTCGCCGACGACGCTGAGGCGCCCCGCTACGGGATGATCGGTGTGCGCGGCCCAGGCGCCGATCACCGCCATGCCGTCGGGTTGCGGCCAGATGCCGACAGTCCACCCGTTTGCGAGCTGCAGCAGGAGGCGATCGGCGCCGCGCGCCGAGCATTCGACCTTGATCATGGCCGTGCCTCCACGATCTCGGGCTCCGGCACGTCGACGACGTCGGGGTCGGCTTCCTTCGGCGCGGCGCGATCGATGAAGAATTCGTCGCCCTGGGCGACGGTGAAGCCCAGCTCGCGCAGGCGAAGCGTGATCGGGCAGACCGACGTCGTGACGTTCAGCCGCTTGACGATCTCCTTCTTCTCCAGCTCGATCTTGGTGCGCAGCAGCTCCTTCGCACCTGGCCATGTCGCGACGATCGCCTGGACCAACAGCACGGCGTCAGCATCCTTCTTGACCCCCTTCGGGTTCTTGAGTTTGCCGGGCGTCATGCGCAGGCCGATGTTCGCGCCGGCCAGCTCGATCGACTTACGATCCTTGGCGATGTCAGGGCCGGCGACGGACCACCATGCGCGGAGCTGAAGGAAGATATTCTCGACCTCGGCACCGAACGGCGCGACCAGTTCGTCGCGGGTCGCCTGGATCGCGGCGATCGCCTTGTCGGCTTCGGCGACCGCGGCGGCGATTTCATGCTCGAGCACGAGGTAACGTTCGATGAGCGCGATCGCTTCGGGCAGAGTCGAGGGTGCGGTTTGGGGTTTGGACTTGCGGCGGGCCATATCGATCCCTTCAGATCAGCGGAGTGAACAGGATGGCGGCGGCCACGAGGACGCCGGCCAGGATGAGGGTTGCCCCGATCGCCAGGCGCGATGCGGCTGAAGGCGGCGGATCGGCGATCACGGGCCGACCGCCAGGACGGCGCCGACGACGAGCCAGACGGCGGGGAAGAGCCACGCGAAGCCGATGGCGGCGCTGCGCCATTGCTGGGCGCGCGTGGGGAGCGGGGCGGTCACGCGCAGGCCTCCAGCTCGTGCCCATGCCCGTCAGTGTTGTTCGGGCATGTCGGACAGTGGCGGCGATGCTGGTGGTGCATCAGGTTGACGGGCGGAGCGGTTCGGCGACGGGCGTGCATGCAGCTGGCGAGCGGGATCGGGCCCCAGATCGGACAGTCGACCTGTTCGCCGCCCCATGCGGCGCGGACGAGCTTTTCGGCCTCGGCAAGATCGCCGTTGTAGGTGTTGCTGATGACCCGGCTGACGTAGCCGCTCGAGCGCCCGATCTTCTCGCCGGCCTCGCGCTGGTTCGTCGCGTCGCAGGCAGTCGCGAGCAGCTGGACCCAGCGCGGCATGTCGGCACCCCACGCAGATCGCGCGCGGTCGAGGTTGCTTAAGTCCTTGTTATTAACCTTAACAGACATGGTTAACTTACCCCCCCATCCAGCGCGGCTGCGGTGGACGATCCTGATGTGGTCGACGTGGCCCGCCCGGCGGATGCCGCGTCGCGGCTGCGCTGGCGGCGGACGGGCAGTTCGATGACCGTTCCGTCCAGATGGTCGGTGATGCGGATGATCGCGCCCTCGGCGGCGGCGATCCGCGATATGGTCGGTGCGACCGATCCCCAGGGCCGCGCGGCCGCGGTGCTCCATCCGGTCGCGGTACGACGGAGCCAGCCGCCGCGCTGCAGCACGCCCAGCATCTGTCGGGCGGCTTGTTCGTTGGCCCGCGCGGTCATGGTCAGCGTGGGCAGGTCGAAATGTTTGAGGATGCGCATCGCGGACCAAAGGCGCTGGTGTTGGGTGCGCTTTGGAAACGGATTGCGCCGCAGGGTGTTTGGAAAGGCAGGCGGCGACGCCATGTTCAGATATGTCCTTTCGAGCGAATAGAGGGCAGGTGTTCCGGTGGCCGCGACCATGCCTGCCGCGACCCAGCGCACGATCGTGCGCTCCAGGTAGCGGAAGGTCTGGCCCCGCTTCGGGTGGGCACCCTCGCAATGGCGAATGGCGCCGATCAGCAGGGTGAAGAGGTCGACCGGCGCGGCGGCGAAACGCAGCTCGCTCCACAGCGCCTGGTCGGGGTCAGCGAGCGCCGGGTTGGGTGCCCAGCGGGTGGTGGTCGCGATCGCGCTCATGCGCCAAAGCCGCAGCGGTCGGGGTGGTGGCGTTTCAGCGCCCGGAGCAGCGCTTCGCTTCCCGCCTTTGCCGACGCCTGCCAGTCGCCGACGAGCGGGTTGCCCAGGCGTTGGATGACATCGCGTACATAGCGCGGCGACAAAGCAAGCTCGTTGCCGATGTCGTCGGGCTTTCTGCCTCCGTCATGGAGGTCGAGGATAGCCTGTTCGCGGCGCGTCGGGCCGTGGCCATAGGCGCTCATGCCGCAAAGCTCTTGCGCGTGGCGATCTCGCCGCTTGCGACGGGGCGGTTGCCCCACCACAGCCGGTCCATGTGATCGACGCCCTCGGCATCGGCGAGGCGCTGGGCCGCGCGCAGGTTGTTGACGATACGGCGGGTGACGCCTCGGCAGCGTTCGGCGAAATAGATCGCGAGGTCATCGGCGATCAGGCTGGCGAGGCCGTAGTGGTTGCGGAGCAGCAGGGCATCGTCGGCCGATGCGGGTTCGGCGGCGCGGGCGACGAGGATGCGATTGTCGAACCGCTCCCATTCCTTGAGCTTGGCGGGGAGCGCCTCCTCGCCGATCATCAGGATGGCGACGCCGGTCGCGTCGTGAATGTCGCGGATGACCTCGACCATCAGCTTTTTGACCAGGTGGTCCATTTCGTCGAGGATCACAGGGCGCGGCGCGCGGTTAAGCTCGTCGATGATCTGCTGCAGCAGGCGTGGCGCGGTGCGCTCGAAGCGGGTGATGCCGAGCTCGGCCGCGATCGCCTCGAGCAGCGCGCGGACGGTCCAGACGCTCTTCGCCTCGAGATAGATCGCGCCGGAAAGAGCGGCGGCGTAGGCGGCCGCCACGGTCTTTCCGTAGCCGGAAAAGCCGTAGAAGAGGCCCAGGCGCGGGCTGTCCTCGCCGGCTTCGGTGCAGTCGACCAGCGTCTGCATGAGCAGCGCCATGTTGGTCAGGGGGGCATAGCCCGCGCGCAGTCCCGCTGTCGCGGGTGCGGGCCGGGTCAATAAGGTGTGCAAGGCTCTTCTCCTTCTTCTCAGGCGGACGTGGTTCGGGCGGCGCCGAGGCTGTCGGCGATCGCGCGGTGGGCGCGATATTCGCTGCTGGTCGCGTAGCGTTGCGCACGGCGCAGCTCGTCGGCGTCGACATCCTGCCCCGCCGCGGCGGCGGCGATGACGGCGTCGGCCTCGCGCACCTTCTGGGCCGCGCTCTTCGGCATCGGAATGACGGCGGCCACGGTGCGCGGGCCGCGTGGCTCCGGCTGCGGCACCGACGCGGCCGCGCCCTGCGCGAGCGTGTCTATCGTCGGGGTCGAGTGCGGCTGGGTCGGCGGCGGCAGGTGGGCGAGCTTGCCCGCGGCCTCGGCCTCGCGGCGCAGCAGCTTGTCGCGCGCCTTTTCGAAGGTGACGCCGGTTGCGCGGGTCCGAGCCTTCAGCTCGGCCTTTTGCTCGCTGACCCAACGCTGCTGCTCGGCGCGTGCCTGCGTCGCGAATTCTTCCTGCGACAGGCCCGACCGCTGGTGGTTGATCGCGACGTCGATGAACAAGCCGTCGGGCGAGAAGATCAGCAGCTCGCCGAGATCGTCCTCGTCGCGGCGGACAATGACCTCGCGCCCGACCCAACCGGCGAGCCCCGCCGCCCAATAGCGACCGCCCTGCCACTGGATGCCGCGCTTGCCGACCGTGCGCTGGCCGACAAGCGCCGAGAGCGCCATGCGCAGCACGTCACCGGCGGGCGCGGCGCGAGCGGGGACCGGCGTCGACTGCCATTTCGCCATCGGCGTCATGCGCAGCGAGCTGTGCTCGCGAACATGATATTCACCGTCGGTCCACGCATCGAGCGCGGCCTGCAGGTCGGCGGCCGACATGCGGGGCACGATGAGCGCGCGGCCTGTTTGCTTGCGCGCCCGCGCGCGCAGTTTCTGCGCCTCGGCGACGTTGTGGCCGAGATAGCCGTCGAACAGCTCGGCGCGGTCGCGGGTGAAGGTGCCGAACACGCGCTCGACATGCGGCTTCTTCTCCGGCGATCCCGGCGGGCATGGCCAATGCTCGATGCCCAGCAGCTCCAGCGCAGAGACGATCGAGCCGTTGATGAAGCCAGAGCCCTGGTCGGTCATCACGACTTCGGGCATGACGCCCCAGCGCGCGATCGCCGTGGTGAGCAGCCGGCGCACCGACTGCGCACTCTCCGATTCACACACCATGAACAGGACGCGGCGCGACCAGCGGTCTATCAGCCCGAGCACCATCTTGCGGCCGTCCGTCGTCATGACGTCCGCGGGCGTGGTGTCGATTTCCCAGATCTGATGCGCGCGATCGGTGTTGCCGTCGGCGCGACCGAGGGCGAGGCGATATTTGCCCTTGTAGGTGTCGGGGTCGCGCACCGAGGCGATGACGACTTTGCGCTCGTCCTCCAGTCGGGCGATGAAGCGCTGCAGCGAACGCTTCGACGGCAGGTGGACGAAATCCTCCTTCAGCAGCTTCAGGACGGCGGTCGACGACAGGCAGCGTTCGGTGATGTACATTTCGACCACCGCGGCCACGTCGGGGTTCTGGGTGAAATAGTCCGACCCTCGAGGGCGGCCGACCGGCGCCGCTTTGACGGCGTCCAGGCGCTGGTCGCGGAGCGCGGCCTGCGCATCGACCGGCAAATCGGTGACGCGATACAGCCGTCCGCCACCGCGCCCGACCCGATCGATATAGGCCCATCCATCGGCGGCGGCGCGTCGCACGATCGCGCTGTGCGTTGTCGGCAGGCCGGGCAAAGCAGCAGCAGCCAGCTCCTTTGCCGAGACGAAGCCCGGCAGTTTGCCGGTCACTGTGCCGTCTTGAGACGGGTCGAGTTGGGAACGAACAGGGGACGTTGGCGCTTTGCGCGGAGTGTGATACGCCCCCTTCATGCGTGCACCTGCGGGGCTGCGGGTGCCGCGCGGTAGCGGATGCGCTTACCTTTGGCGTTGTAGCGGGAGGGCCAAATCTGATGCGGTTTCAAACCGATGAAATCTGCGATGATCTGGTCGATACGCTCGGAAGCGCGCCGATCAATCGCGGCACTGATGGACTGTTTCGAGACGCCGGCGGTGGACGCGAGTTCTGCCAGGGTAGAGCCCTGCTTGCGGATCGCCGCCTTGACGTCCTCGGGATGCCAGTCGGTTTGAAGGTCGTTCTGCATGACGACTTGTCAATATGACCGGTAAAATGACAGGTCAACCGAAAAATGAGCGGGCGCGCGTCGTCGGCTGGTCGCAGGATGCCGCGGACAGGTTGAAAGAGGCCGTCAAGGCCTACGGCCCCGTGGGTTCGGTGGCGGAATTGGTGGGGATCAAGCGGCAATCATTGAGCGAGATCCTTCAGGGGCGAGCGACGCCAACGGTCGGAACCTTCGAGAAATTGTGCGAGCTGCTGAAGGTGCGTCCGGCCTTCATCCTGGTGGTAGAGGACGTTGACGAAGATGTGGCCGAACCATCGGAGGACATGGCCGGTGTCGTCGCCATCAACGAAATCAACCTCGCTTACGGCATGGGTGCGACGTTCATCGACGGTGGGCCTGTCAAGGAAACTGTCCGGTATTTTGCGCTGGACTGGCTGCGCGTCTATACGCAGGCGCCGCCAAGCCAGCTGCGTTTCGCGCCGGGGCGCGGCAATTCGATGTCGCCGACGATCGACGACGGCGACATCATGTTGATCGACCTGTCGGAAAAGACGCCGAGTTTCGCGGATCTGATATGGGTGTGCGCCATCGGCGAAATGGGGATGGTCAAACGGCTGTCGGCGAAGCCGGGCGGCGCGATCGTCATCAAGAGCGACAATCCGAGCGTTCCCGACGATATCGTTCACGACGGCGAGATCCATGTTGTCGGCCGCGTCGTCGCGGTCATAAAGCGAGTTTAGGGGTGTTTATGCCGAGAGTCTTCAGCCTGTTCCTGCTCTCTGCGGCCGCGTTGCCCGCCCAGGCGATCGCCGCGCCCGCCTATATGACTTGCACGTTCGTCAGCGATGGCGGCGCGAGGTCGGAGGTGAAGATCACGGCCGACGAGGCGGCGGGGACCGTCGATGTGTTCGTGCCGTCGACTGGCTTCAATCAGCGATTGCCCGGCACGTTCACCGCGGACCGTCTGCTGTTCAAGGACAAGATGCTGGATTATGCGATCAGCCGCGTAGACTTGACCGCCGTCAGGACCATCCGGATGATCGATTCGACCGACAAGGGAAAGTGTTCGATCGACCCTGCGCCGAAGCGAGCATTCTGACCTGCCGAAATAAGGCCCGTACAGCGCATCGGGGTCGCGGACGGATAAATCCGCATCTTTTGCCGAAGACCCCCTTGGGCATCGTGCCCACGGCAAATTTCGGGCAAGTGGAATGAACCCGCGACCCGTCATGTCGGTTACATGATCACCTCCATCGGTTTGCTGCTCTTGCCACTGCGGCAAATGACGGGCTAAGCGATAGCTCGCGACCCAGAAAGCAAGGGGGCGTCCGTCGGCGGACGCCCCCTTGCCGTTCCGCCCCCGCCTAAGTCCGGGGCATGACGATTGAAACCGCCACCGACAAGCCGTTGAAGCCGATCCGGATATTCCGGAAAGGGACGTTCACGTCGGTCGAGGGCGACCAGATCACCTTCGGTGAAGCCGAGCTGGCGGGCATCGTCTCCAGCTATAACGCCGAAGCCAACCCCGCGCCGCTGGTCGTCGGGCATCCCAAGCTCAACGATCCGGCCTATGGCTGGGTCGATCGTCTGGCGATCGAGGATGGCGAGGTTGTCGCCTATCCGGATCCAAAGCTGACCGAGCCGGCGTTCGCCGAGGCTGTCAATGCCGGGCGCTATCGCAAGATCTCCGCGCAATTCTATCCGCCCGCCAACGCCAACAACCCGGTGCCGGGCGAATATTACCTGAAGCATGTCGGCTTCCTCGGCGCGCACCCGCCCTCGGTCAAAGGCCTGGGCACGGTGAGCTTCGCCGACGGCGATGTCGGCCCCCTCGTCACCTTCGAACAGGAGAATGTCATGTCGGACAGCAACGACAAAGATCGCGAAAGCAAGGATAAGGAAGTCAGCTTCGCCGAGCGCGAGAAGGCGCTCAGCGACCGCGAGGCCGCGATCAAGGCGCGCGAGGATGCGGCCAACGAAAAGGCCGCGGCGGATCGTCACGACGCCAATGTCAGCTTTGCCGAGGGGCTTTTCGCCGCCGCGAAGATCAAGCCCGAGGGCAAGGATCTGCTGATCGGCGTGCTCGACGCGCTGGGCGAATCGAACGCCGACACGATCAGCTTTGGCGAAGGCGCCGAGCTGACGCCGCGCGATGCGCTGGTCAAGCTGCTCGATGCGGCGCAGCCGCTCGTCAGCCTGGGCGAGGCCGCGGCCGACGACGGCAAGGCGATCGGCGAGCTCGATCCCGCCGCTATCGCCGAAGAGGCCGCCTCGTTTGCCGAGAGCGAAGCCAAGGCGGGTCGCCCGATCTCGACGGCGCGCGCCGTCCGTCACGTCACCGAAAAAGCAAAGAAGGGAGCATAATCCGATGGCTGGCCTGAGCACCACCCTCACCAAGAATTCCAGGGCAGAGGCCGCCGTGCCGCGACGCCGCATCGTCAAGTTCGGCGCCGCCGACAACGCGGTCCTCGTTGGCGCGGCCTCGACCGACAAGATCTTCGCCATTTCGTCGGAGATCGACGCGGCGATCGGCGAGCCTTGCGACATCCATATCGGCGGCATTGCCGAGGTCGAATACGGCGGCGCCGTCACCCGCGGCGACTATCTGACGTCCGATGGCGTCGGCCGCGCGGTCGCGGCCGCGCCGGGCGCGGGCGTCAACGCATCGATCATCGGGCAGGCGATGGTGTCGGGCGTGCTCGGCGACATCGGCAGCTGCACCATCTTCCCTGGGCGCATCCAGGGCTGATCCCGTCCCGGCGTTTCGGCGCCGGGGTTTTCCGATCCCGTTCAATTGAGGAGCGACTATGTCTCTGTCCGCCTACCCCATCGATCCGCACCTCACCGCGATCGCCATCGCCTACAGGAATGCGGCCTATATCGCCGACCAGGTGCTGCCGCGCGTGCGCGTCGGCAAGCAGAAGTTCACCTTCCTGCAGTATGCGTCGGATCAGTACTTCAACATCCCCGACACGCTGGTCGGGCGCCGGTCGAAGCCGAACGAGGTCAACCTCGAGGCGACCGAGGTGACCGACTCGACGTTCGACTATGCGCTCGATGGCGGCATCCCCAAGGCCGACGAGGATAACGCCGACGAGCGTTACGATCCGCTGGGCAGCGAAGTCGAGTTCCTTCAGGAACTGATCGCCCTCGATCGGGAGGCGCGCGCAGCCGGTCTGGTGTTCACCAACGGCAACTACAACGCCGGCCTGCGCCAGACGCTCTCGGGCACGTCGCAGTTCAGCGACTATGCCAACAGCACGCCGATCAAGAAGATCAACGAGGCGCTGGACCTTCCGCTCGTCCGCCCGAACCAGATGGTGTTCGGTCAGGAGGGGTGGACTTCGTTCCGCCAGCACCCCGAGATCGTCGAGGCGGTGCTCGGCACCGGCGCAAAGAAGGGCAATGTGACGCGCCAGGCCGTGGCCGAGCTGTTCGAGGTCGACGAAGTCGTCGTCGGCGCTTCGCGCAGCAACTCGGCCAAGCGCGGACAGGCTCCGGCGCTGACGCGGTTGTGGGGCAAGCATCTGGCGCTGACCCACAAGGCGCCGGTTCCCGAAGCGAAGGGCGCGCTGCAGTTCGGTGCCACCTTCCAGTGGGGCGACCGCATCGCTGCCCAGTGGGAAGACAAGAATATTGGCATGCGGGGCGGCACGGCCTGCCGTACCGGCGAGAGCGTCAAGGAACGCATCGTCGCGAACGACGCCGGCTACTTCTTCAACAACGCCTTCGCCTGATCGGCGGCGCCGCGCGCGCTGTCGATCCAAAAAGGGGCGCCGCGTCAGGCGCGGTGCCCCTTTCTTCTTCCCGACCCGGTTCCCCTTCGCTTTCATGGGAGATTTTCAATGGGTAGCTACCCCGTACTCGAACGCCTCGACCACAATGGCAAATCCTATGGCCCCGGCGATATCGTAGAGATCGACGACGCCGATACGGCCTATGACCTTCTGATTGTCGGCGTGATCGGCGCGGAAGGCGAGCCCGCCATTCTGTCGTCGACCATCATCGGTGGCGATCTCTTCGCAGCCGAGCCTCTGGCTGATGGAAATTTCCCGGTGCTCGAGCGCCTCGATCACGACGGCGAGACCTATAAGCCCGGCGACACGATCGTGATCACCAGCGCCAAGGTCGCGGCCGAGCTGCAGATCGCGGGCGCGATCGGCGGCGGTGCGGTTGTCGACGCGCCCGTCGAGGACGATGCCCAGGATGATGGCGATGTCGACGAACCGGTCATCGAAACGCCTGCGGCGCCTGTTGCCGCTGCGGACGTAACGCCGCCCGCCGCCGAGACGAAGTCCGCCACGGAAACTGCTCCTGCCCCGACGCCCACTCCGACTCCGACGCCGACCCCGACCCCGACGCCCACTCCGACGCCCACTCCGACGCCCACTCCGACTCCGACGCCGACCCCGACCCCGACGCCCACTCCGACGCCCACTCCGGCCCCGTCGGCCAAGCCCGCCGGGGCGAAGCCGGCGGCCAAGAAGACCGCCGCCGCCAAGCCCGCCACTGCGACCAAGTCGTAATTCGTGGCGGCGCTGGTTTCCAACATCGGCGCCGTGATCATGCTGGCGGGCGTCATCCTGATGGCCCTGCCGGTGATCCGCGCCGCGCCGTGGGGCTATGCCCCGCTGTTCGAAGCGGGGCTGGCGATCTTCCTGGTCGGGGTGCTGATCGCACTGCTCGGCGCGATCGGATGGATCCTCGGCTTTGCCTTCGCCTGGTCGCTGACCCTCTACCCCCTGTCGGGGGTGTAGAATGGTTGCGCTGGGGCTCCTCTATCTCGGCATCTCGACCGCGCTGGCCGCGATCGTTGCAATCGGCGTGGCGGTCGCGCCCAGGGCGGATCGCGCCGAGCTGGCCGCGTGGGGCGTGGGCGCCGTCCTGCTGTGGCCGCTCGTCCTGGGCGGGCTGTTCCTCGATACCGTCGCCGCCGCGCTCGCCCACGTCTTCACCCGCTTTTCAGGATGGTTGAACGGCCGATGAAACTGATCGTCAAACAGCCCGTCGAGGTGTCACGCCTGCCGATGGAGTTCGGCGGGATCGCGACGATCAGCGCGCTGGTCGCGATCGATGTCGTGGATCGCGGGCTCGTATCGGGCGCGCAGCCGGTCGAGGCCGAGGGTCAATTGTTCGCCGGTGCGCTGACGCTGATCGTCGAAGGCGGCTCGGCTGGCGAACGTTACCTGATCACCGTGACGGTCGACGATGCGAGCGGCGCGCGCGTGCAGCAAGAGGTCGAGGTCGTTGTCCTCGATCTTGCCTGGGCCATGCCCGACGGCGGCGCGCCGATGCTGTCAATCGCGGAATTCGTCGATCGCTTCGGCCTGGACGAGACTGTCCGCATGACCGACGAGCGCGGCGACGGCCGAATCGGCAAGGAACTGCTCGTAGGCGCACTGATCGCCGCGCAGGCAAAGGTCGAGGCGCCGCTGTCGGGCCGTTACGCGCTGCCGCTGGTCGACGTACCACAGATCGTCAAAGTGTGGATCGGCGACATTGCGCGAGCCAGCCTGTATCCGAACGGGGCGCCCGAAGGCATCGACGGTCCGGCCAAGCTCGCGCTGCGCGCGCTCGAGAGGGTCGAGGACGGCAAGTCGAGCCTGCCCGGCGTGCCCGCGGCGACGGCGCCGACCGAGGGCGGTACCGTGTCCTATCACTCGGGTGGCCGGCGCTATGCCAACGGCCTTTCGGACTATTGACCATGAGCGGCGGCCTGCTCCTCGAGATCGAGACGCTCGACGTGTTGGCGCCGACGCTGCGCCGGATGAAGGCGGCGGCGGTCGACCTGTCGGCGCCGATGGCCGAGGCCTCCGAAGTGATGCTGGAGGACAGTTTCGAGAATTTCCGCGGCGAGCATGATCCGCTGGGCATTCCCTGGGCAAAGTCCGCCGCGGCGATCGAGGAAGGCCGCAAGACCTTGTTCGACAGCGGCGACCTGTTCAACGCGCTCGAGCGCCAGAGCGGCGAGGATTTCGCAGCCGTCGGCGTGTATCAGACGGGCGGTCCGGCGATTTATGGCCGCATCCACCAGTGGGGCGGCACGATTCGCGCCAAAGTCGGCAAGGCGCTGAAGACGCCCTTCGGCTATCGCGCCAGCGTCACGATGCCGCGGCGATCGTTCCTCGGCTTCTCTGACGATGCAATCATGCGGATCGACCGTATTCTCGTGCGCCACCTGCTCCGCGCGTTCGGCCAGGGCGCATCGGCATGATCGCGGCGGCGCCGATCGTCGATCGCCTCGAGGCGCGTGGCTGCAAGAAGGTCGAGGGGTTGATCGAATTCGCCGGTCTGAAGAACGCGCCCGCGATCAGTCCGGCCTATTTCGTCATTCCCGCGCGCGACGCCGCGCCGCGCGACAGCGATCAGACCGGAATCCATGACCAGCGCGTCCAGGCACAATTCCGCGTCGTCATCGTCGTGAAGCCGGCAGTGCGCGTCGAGGGCGGCATCTCGCGCCAGCTCGAGGAAGAAGAGCGCCGCGTGATCGATGCGCTGATCGGCTGGACGCACCCCGACGCCGCGGGGCCGGTCAACTATGCGGGTGGGTCGCTCCTGTCCGCTGACGGGTGGGGGGTCGCGTGGGCCGTCGACTTTAGGACGGCGTGGAGACTCAGGAAAGGAACGAGCTGATGGCGGAAGGTGGCACCGATATCGCGCCCCAGTCAAGCGGCGACGAAGAAATCGTCGACACCCAGCCCACCGCGACGGGCGGCAAGGGGCGGAAGGGCAAGCCGGCGGCGGCCGAGCCCGAAGCCACCCAGGGCGATCCGACGCGGCCGATGCCGGTCGACGAAGATACCGGGCTTGCGCTCGACCAATGGGGTTTGCCGATCTCCGGCCCGGCGCGCCTGCGCTGGCTGGCCGATGCCGGCATCGAAGTCGATCCGGCGCTGATCCCCGCCGAAGAGGAGAATGACAATGGTTGATGCGGTCAAAGTCCTGACCTCGAAAAAGGAGACGGTTTACGGCACCGACGCCGCGCCGACCCTTGCCGCCAACGCGATCCTGACGCGCAACTTCTCGGCGACGCCGGTCGAGGTCGACGCGCTGCAGCGCAACCTCGACAGCGGCAGCTTCGGCGCAACGCCGCAGGCTTCGACAAACGAGCGCCAGTCGATCCGCTTCGAAACCGAAATGGCCGGTTCCGGCGCCGCGGGCACCGCGCCGCCGTGGATGGAGCTGCTTGAGGGATGCGGCATGGCCGCTCCGGTGCTCGTCGCGACGACGAGCGCGACCCAGCAGTTTGCCGCCGCCAGCGCGGCACAGTCGTCGCTGACCCACTATCACTGGATGGGCAACCAGCGGCGCAAGGCGCTCGGTTCGCGCGGCACCTTCGGTATCAACTGGACCGCGGGCGCCTATCCTTTCCTCAATTTTGCC